CGACGGCCAGCGTCAGCCCGGCAGCGGCCGCCCAGCGCACGCAGGCGTTCGCGCCCATCCCGACGCTGGCGGACATGCCGGCGATGCCGTCGTTCAGCACCATGACGCCGTTCCAGCCGTACCAGAGTGGCCTACAGGGCGGCTACCAGCCGATGAACTACATGGCGCGCAGTGCCTACGCCCCACCGCCCGCAGCGCCCTACGGCGGCGGCTACGGCTACGGCGGTAGCACCTACGGCAACTACGGCGGCTTTAACCCGTACAGCCAGATGTTCTGATGCTTTGAAAATGCCGAGCATTATGCTATAGCGGCTCAGTATACGGAAGTGGGGGACGCGCCAACGTCACCCCGCTTCCTGACCAAACAACAAGAGGAATTTGTTGATGGCTACCGAACTGATAACGCAAGAGCGCCTGAAAAGTCTACTGTCATACGACCCAGACACAGGCGAGTTTCGCTGGCTCGTAAACCGCACAGCAGGAGTTAAAGCCGGCGATAAGGCAGGGTCGTTAGATACCGAACGATATCTGGTTATGCGGGTAGATGGACGTTACTATCGGGGCCATCGTCTAGTGTGGCTGTACGTTTATGGAAAATGGCCCTCTCGCTTCCTTGACCATATAAATGGCGACCCCAGCGATAATCGGTTGGCAAATCTGCGCGAGGCTACGCCCGCGCAAAACAACGTAAACCGCCGCCGCGACAGGCGCAATAAATCCGGTAAGACTGGCGTTACATGGTGCAACAAAAGCAAAAAATGGCGTGCAGACATAGGCCAAAATGGTGCTATACTGCGCCTAGGGCGTTTTGATACGTTAGACGCCGCCATTGCGGCACGCGTCAAAGCCGAAAGAGAACATGATGCAGCAGCCTATATACGCAGCGTCTGAAGAACAAGAGTTGATGACCCGGCTGTGGACGCCGGCGATCAAAAACGATCCCTTGGCGTTTGTTCTGTTAGCGTTTCCGTGGGGCGAACGCAGCACGCCGCTAGAGCATTTTCAAGGCCCGCGCCGGTGGCAAAAAGAAATATTGATTGATATCCGCAACCACATCGCCGCAAACAACGGTAAACTGGACCCAGAAATGCTGCGCATGGCTGTGGCGTCTGGTCGCGGCATTGGTAAGTCAGCATTGGTTAGCTGGCTAGTGATATGGATGCTGTCAACACGGATTGGCTCTTCTGTCATTGTGTCCGCTAACTCAGAGGCCCAGTTGAGGTCGGTCACATGGGCCGAAATCACGAAATGGTTGGCTATGGCCATCCATAGTCATTGGTTTGAAGTGGCCGCCACGCGTATTATGCCTGCCAAATGGTTGACCGAGATTGTGGAGCGCGAATTGCGCCGCGGTACCCGGTATTGGTCGTGCGAAGGGCGGCTATGGTCAGAAGAAAACCCAGACGCATACGCCGGTTTGCACAACCACGACGGCGTTATGCTAGTGTTTGACGAAAGTTCGGGCATCCCGGACAGCATTTGGCAGGTGGCGCAGGGGTTTTTCTCAGAGCCAACCGAAAACCGTTTTTGGTTCGCGTTTTCCAACCCTCGCCGAAACAGCGGGTATTTTTACGAAGCATTTAACAGCAAACGAGCGTTTTGGAACACACGGAATATCGACGCCCGTGATGTCGAAGGGACCGACAAAGCGCTTTATGAACAGATCATAGCTGAATACGGGGCGGATAGCTACCAAGCGAATGTTGAGGTAATGGGCCAGTTCCCGTCGGAAGGCGACGACCAGTTTATTGCCGTCAACCTCGTGGACGACGCCATGAAGCGTCCTCGCTACAAGGACACCTCGGCGCCCATTGCCATCGGCGTCGACCCGGCGCGGTTCGGCAGCGACGCGACCGTCATCGCGGTGCGGCAGGGCCGTGACCTGATCGCCATCAAGCGGCTGCGCGGCGCAGACACGATGGAAGTGGTCGGGCACGTCATCGACGCCATCGAAGAGTACAAGCCTGCGCTGGTCGTCATCGACGAGGGCGGCCTCGGCGCGGGCGTCGTGGACCGCCTGAAGGAGCAGCGCTACAAGGTGCGCGGCGTGAACTTCGGCAACAAGGCGCAGAAGCAACTCATGTACGGCAACAAGCGGGCCGAGATGTGGGGCGCCATGCGCGACTGGCTCAAGACGGCCAGCATCCCGGAGGATCGCTTCCTGAAGTCGGACCTGATCGGACCCAAGGTCAAGCCCGACAGCAAGGGTACGATTTTCCTCGAAAGCAAGAAGGACATGAAGGCCCGCGGGCTGGCCTCGCCAGACGCCGCGGACGCCATCGCCGTGACCTTCGCCTACCCGCTGGCGTCACGCGAAGCGCGCGTTGACAAGACCCCGCGCCGCGGCTACTCTATGAGCGGTGTTTCTACATCTTGGCTGGGGGCCTGACACATGGCCGACAAGAAAAAGTCTGTCTCGCTGGCAGTTGGACGCGGTGAAAAGCTGCCTGCGTCCAAGGGCGCGGGGCTGACCGCCAAGGGCCGGGCCAAGTATAACCGCGAAACGGGGTCAAACCTTAAGGCGCCGGCGCCGAGCCCCAAAACCAAGGCCGATGCAGCCCGCAAAAAGTCGTTTTGCGCCCGAATGGGTGCCGTAGCAGCCAAGGCCAAGGACGGCGAACGCGCCAAAGCCAGCCTCAGACGGTGGAAATGCTCATGAAAACAGGGCTTTACAGCAATATTCATGCTAAACGTGAGCGCATTAAGGCCGGATCGGGCGAAAAGATGCGCAAACCGGGCACCAAGGGTGCTCCGACCGCCAAAGCGTTCCGTGAGAGCGCCAAAACCGCCAAGAAAGGCAAGTAAATGGCCAAGCCACCCCGCATGATCGCTTCCAAGCCGGCCCCCAAGCCCGCGCAGTACCGCCCGGCGCCGCCCGTCACGCAGAACGCGCTAGACCGGCACGCCAAGCGGCAGGCCGAAGAGGCCCGCGGCGACGCCATGCTGATGCGCCGGCGCCCGGCGGCCAAGGATGTCATCAGCGTAGTCACGCGGATGCGTGAGACGCCCGTCAAGAAGGGCAAGTGACATGCCACTGGTAAAGTCCACCAGCAAGGCCGCGTTCCGCAAGAACATTAAGGCCGAGATTGCGGCAGGAAAGCCGCAAAAACAAGCAGTTGCAATCGCGTACAGCGTAAAGCGTGAAGCAGCCAAGAAGGGCAAAAAGAAGTAACATGGCGGACCCTACGGGCATCTATGCGGCCGGCAGCGTGGCCAACGTGGGGTCTAACCCTGCCAAGTCGTCGGGTGACGACGACAAGATGGCGACCATGCGTCACCGCTTGGAGATGGCGCAGTCGGCGTATTCGGACAGCCGCGAGGACGAACTGGACGACCTGCGCTTCATGGCCGGTTCGCCTGACAACCAGTGGCAGTGGCCGGCCGACGTGCTGGCGACCCGCGGGGCCGTGCAGGGCCAGACGATCAACGCACGCCCTTGCCTGACCATCAACAAGCTGCCGCAGCACGTCCGCATGGTTACGAACGAGCAGCGCCAGAACCGGCACAGCGGTAAGGTCATCCCGGCCGACGACAACGCCGACATTCAGGTCGCTGAAGTGCTGAACGGCGTCGTGCGGCACATTGAGTACATGTCGGACGACGACGTGGCCTATGACACCGCCTGCGACAATCAGGTCACCTACGGCGAAGGCTACATCCGCCTGCTGACCGAGTACTGCAATGACGAGACGTTCGATCAGGACATCCGCATCGGCCGTGTGCGCAACTCGTTCAGCGTCTACATGGACCCGACGATCCAAGACCCGTGCGGCGCGGATGCTGAGTGGTGCTTCATCACCGAAGACATCCTGAAGACCGAATACGAGCGGATGTTCCCAGACGCTACGCCGATCTCGACGCTGTACAACCAAGGCGTCGGCGATCAGGGCCTGTCGTCGTGGCTTCAGGAAGACACCATCCGCATCGCGGAGTACTTCTACAAGACCTACGAGCCGGCTACGCTGCACCTCTACCCGGACAACCAGACTGCTTACGCCCGCACGCCGCAGGACAAGCAGCTTATGGCGCTGTTCGGCAAGCCGATCCGCAGCCGCTTGGTGCAGCGCTCCAAGGTCATGTGGATGAAGACCAACGGCTTCGACGTGCTCGACGAGCGCGAGTGGCCGGGTAAGTGGATTCCAGTCGTTCGCGTCATCGGCAACGAGTGGGAAGTTGACGGCCGGCTGCATGTCTCCGGCCTCGTGCGCAACGCCAAGGACGCGCAGCGCATGTACAACTATTGGACCAGCCAAGAAGCAGAAATGCTGGCGCTGGCTCCGAAGGCGCCCTTCATCGGCTATGGCGGCCAGTTTGAAGGCTATGAGATGCAGTGGAAGACCGCCAATACGACCAACTGGCCGTATCTGGAGGTCAATCCCGACGTGACGGACGGCGCTGGTAACGTCCTCCCCCTCCCCCAGCGCGCGCCTCCTCCGTTGCCCCAGACGGGCCTTATTCAGGCCAAAATGGGGGCTGCTGACGACATCAAGGGCACCACGGGCCAGTACGACGCGTCGCTGGGCATCGGCGGCAACGAGCGCTCGGCCAAGGCCATCGTGGCCCGCGAAAAGCAGGGTGACACTGGCACGTACCACTACGTCGACAACCTCGCCCGCGCTGTGCGCCACATCACGCGGCAGATCGTCGACCTGATCCCGAAGATTTACGACACGCAGCGCATCGCCCGCATCATCGGCGTCGATGGCGACGTGAACATGGTCAAGATCAACCCGATGCAGCCGGAACCCGTCAAGGAAATCCGGGGCATGGACGGGTCGCTGATCGAAAAAATCTACAACCCCGGCGTGGGCACCTACGACGTGATGGTCACGACCGGCCCCGGCTACATGACCAAGCGTCAGGAAGCGCTGGACGCCATGAGCCAGATTTTGCAGGCCAACCCGCAGCTTTGGACGGTGGCCGGCGACC